CTAGAAGTGCTTTGTAGTTCCCGATTGAGACCATTTGGTACCAGTCTGGTGACATTTGCCAGGTTACGTTTTTTAGATCTTTTGTTCTGTCTTGCGCAATTCTATAGGAAATCGCGTCAATGTTGTCATTTGCTGGCAGCTCGCCTTTGCGGCCGAGGCGGCCGTGGTTGCCGTATTCGCATACAACATGGACTTTGTCGAAGAATCCTGCGAATGTTCTAATTAGCGATTCTTCAATACGGACTGTCTCAAAAAGCTGTTCAAATAGGTGTGCTTCGACTTCCCATGCCTGACCTGGAAAAATAGTGATTCCTTCAACCATGTCTCCACCGAACATCACCACGCACTCGCGAACTGGGTGGTGGCTTCTTTGCAGTGTTGTAAGCGCTAGTACTTTAGCTGCGAGCTGTTCTATTCTATTAGAGCACTTTTCAATTCCGTAAGTAGTGCTTCGCTTCCCGTTCTGCCAGTCTGTTGCGTGTACTAGCGCTACTTCTGGTTTAGTTTTTCTTTTGTCTTTTTGATGAACCGCGTCTGCTTTTAGCACTTTCGGTGGGCCACAGGCAATCGCAGATTCACGAGCTGCCGCATACACTGCTTCAACGATTATTTCATTGGCACGTTTAGCTTTGTACTCCGCCTGTTGCGCTTTTTTAAGCGCGGAGCGTAATTCTGTTATTTCGTCTTCTTTTTTAATGTCGTCAGAGAGGCTCATTTGATCTTTGTCGCCAATTCTCCGCGACGGTAGCGGCTAATGACATTGATCGCAAGAACAATGTTTCTTTTCTTAAGAGCGTGCGAAATATTTGACGCTGGAATACTGTGATCGTCAAGCGCTTTAATAAAGTCGGCTTGGTCTTCTTTTGACATGCTGTCGAAAATTTCAGCAATTCTTGATCGGTTGCCTTTTTTAGACTTTTCATCTTGAATTTCGTCGAAAAGTGATCCCATACACGACCTCCCGTGGCTGCGCGCAGTAACTGTACTCTGTACTGTAACTTGTATTGTATACTAAACTGATGCAGTTGGTAAATACTATAGGTGATATATTTATATGTAGATAAGAGTAACAAAATCTGATCGATGCGCGCGCTTTGCTAAAAACTAGGTTATATTGCACGTGTTGCATATTTATCAAATATCGCAAATCTCTCCTAGTAAGGTACCAATCATGAATGAATGTAGTGACGAAATCAAGCGGCTTAGCGTTCGCCGCGTCGCGATGCTGTACGGCCTTCCAACAAGAGTTGTGGCGCGTGCTGTCGCCTGCGGAGATCTTCCAGCCTTTGAAACATTAACTGAAACTGGAAGAATCAGAATGTACATCGCGCAAAGAGATGCCGCGCTGTGGTCTGAATCATTAAGCCGAAACGCTAACGACCAGAAAAAGAGTGTCCTATAATGTCGCTTTGGGACTCAGCGGCAGGTCGTCTAGGCCCGGCCGCGCACTGGTACGCAGAAAATGGCTGGTTCATACTTCCGTGCTACGGAATTATTAACGGTCGGTGCACATGCGGTGGAACGCACGCGGAGCCTAAGGACGTCGGTAAGCACCCAAGTATACCTGAGTGGAACGTTCAAGCGACAAATAATACCGACACCGTAAGTAAGTGGTGGCCAGATGGCGGAGAAAACAACGTAAGTGTTTTTTGCCGTCCTAGCGGATTCTTTGTAATTGACATCGATCCTCGCGCCGGCGGTCCTGATTCATTTGAGAAATTTGAGTCTCTCGTCGAGGGTGCACTTCCGCCAACGGTTGAAGCGATAACTGGCGAGTACTCTATGGGCGGCCGTACAACGCGAGGGCGTCACCTATTTTATAAGTGCGATGAGTCTGAGCAGTTTGTGGGCAACCTTAAAAAGGCCGGACTTGGCGGTATTGATATCAAGCACAATGGCTATGTGCTTATAGCACCATCGCGACATTTCTCTGGTGTTTGCTATGACTGGGCACCTGGTCATGCTCCATGGGAAATTGAAATGGCGCACGCACCAGAAGAACTTCTTGTGTCGTTGCGTAAAAAAGCTCGCCGCGCTGATAATGCACTTGGTGATGGCGATTGGAGCTTTTTAGATTCTCTTGATTTTAGCGGTGAGCGCATTGACGTCGACAGGCTATTGCAAGAGGGCATTGACGAAGGATCACGTGCTGTTGATATTTACTCGATGTCGTGCGCGCTCGCAAATAAGTTTCCAGTTAATACTGAAGCAGGCCGTCTCGCTGTCGAGACGATGATGATTAGGTTTAACGCAGAAAAAGTACGTCCGCCACTTGAGCTCGAAGGACCTGGCGGATTGCTTATGCATGTTCGTCGTGCGATTCAATTTGTTATTGACAACCCTAAGACTGAACGTCTGTGGCCTGGTCTTCAAGAGTGGGCGAATAAGTCTCAGAAAGAAAGTCGCAGCGCGGCGGTCGGTGGAACCAGCAGCGTCAGCAGCGCGCGGCAATCAGCAGCGCCAAGCTCAAGCGAACAGCTAATGAGCAATTATTTGCCGGGGACAATTGGTGGGACTGTTCGTTCATCAATCGAGGATGGCGATTCACTAGCGTCTGCCGCTGGGCTTACTAACATCGATGTGCCACTCGACCCTGACGCATTAGGCGAGGACGAGGGCGGTGAGCCTGGTAAGCGCTCACTGACAGACACTGGCAATGGCCGTCGTCTTATTGATTCATTTGGACCTGCTGTTCGTTACACGCCAGGGCTTGGTTGGTTTCACTGGGATGGCGGATATTGGAAGCCAGACGTTGAAAGCCTTGAGATGCGCGAGCTGTCGAAAAAGATCGCACCGATCGTCGCGAGCGAGGTTGTTCATTACTTAGATGACGCAGATAAGCAGTCTGAGGTTATTAAGTGGGCACAGCAGGCTAAATCAAATGCACGTATTAACGGTGCAATAGAAAATGCCACGTCTGATCCTCGCGTGCTCGTAAACGTTGATGCATGGGATAGCAATGAAACGTTGCTTGGTGTGACTAATGGCGTCATTGACCTACGCACTGGAGAGCTGCTGCGTGGGCGTCCTGACCTGTACATCACACGGCGCGCTCCAGTTGCTTATAACCCTGGAATTCGCAATGTACGTTGGGAACAGTTTATTGACTTCGCGACAGGCGGAGACAAAGAACTTCAAGAGTGGCTGCAGAAAGCCGCTGGCTACTCGCTTACTGGTCTTCGCACATATGACATCATGTTCTTAGTTTACGGTCCTCCTGGATCAGGTAAGAACACTATGGTTGAAGCGTTGGTTAAGGCGATGGGAACATCTCAGTACGCGTGGCCGCTAGACTCTAGTATTCTTGCTCAAGGTGATGGACACACCAACGGTTCTGACCTGTATCACTGGGCTGAGCTTCGTGGACGTCGTATGGTTTGGGTTGACGAATTGCCTGACGGTGAACGAATTAAAGAAAACGCGATTAAGAAACTCACAGGCTCAAGCGAAATTTCAGCTCGGTCACCTGGTGAAAAACCGTTTACGTTTCAATCACGCGCAAAACTCTGGATCACAACGAACCACAGACCAATCATCACTGATGACGCGATGTGGCGCCGTATCCGTCCTGTGCCGCTTGGAAACGTACCTGAGAATCCAGATCCAGATCTTAAGCACTACCTGTTTGATCCAGAAGGCGGGCTTCCTGCAGTTCTTTCGTGGGCCGTCGAAGGTGCCATCAAGCTCCTTGGCTCAAGCGCCCGTGATGCGTTGGGATGGTGTAAGGCAGTCAGCGACTCAGCCGATGTCTACCGAAAGAACGAAGACCGTATCGGTATCTTTCTTGGTGAAGAAACAAAAGAGTCAGATGGCTCATCTACACCAGTCAAGGCGCTGTACGCAGTGTACCGCGTATGGAGCGAAGAACGCGGTGAACGTCCAATGACGCAGATCGCGTTCCAGCGCAAGATATCAGAACGCGGCCTAAAGGTCGACGGACTTGGTTCACGTGCGCAAATCGATGGAAGAATGCTTGTCCCAAGAGCAGTGCCAACAGGCGATATTGATTGGGGCAACGCGCAAAGATTTGCTCGATGACCTAGCATAACAGATGACTTGATTGGATTTTATGTCGACTAGCGAAAATAAAAACACAGTCGAGATCACCTATGTTCTGGAAACGACCGGCGAGGAAGTTGCCACGGTAGTCTTTACATCTGACGAGTTCGACGAGATTGAGCTTAAAGCAGCAGAGCTTGGCGTGACGGTAGAAGACTTCTTTAAAGAAGTGATCGACACTTACAGCAAACTAAACCTGTAGATACTAAGAGTTAGTGACGCGATCGCACTC